GGAGACGCGGGCGCAAAAGACCCTTGCTCTGGCGGACAGCCTGCGGGTCGCGGGCTATGAGGTTTGGGCGCCGGTGCGCGCCGTGAAAAAGCGGCTACCCCGGAGCAACGTCAAGCGCGAGATCGTCGTGTCGATGCTGCCTCGGTATGTCTTCGCCCGCGGCTCTCAAATATTTGACCTCTTCGCTGAGGCCGCCAACCCGATCGCCAATCACCCGCAATTCCGGGTCGCGAAATGGGCAGGCATCGTCCCGCGCATCCCCGACCGCGATTTCGAGGCGATGCGTCGTAACGAGCGCCGCAACCGGCCTGAGAAGGCTGCCCGCATGTTTCGACAGGACGACCGCGTCAAGACGCCGGAAGGCCCCTTCGCGGGCCTGCCTGGTGTCGTCAAATCCGGGAGGAGGCGGTGGACCATGGTCCTGTTCCCCAATTTCCCGATCGCGGTGAAGATCGATACGTCGTTGCTGGTGGAGGACGTTGAGGCCAAGCTACTACAATAGCGCCATGACTCTTGCGTATTGGCATTGCTTATGCCAAAAGATGGGCGGCCTTCGGGCACCGCTGCCAAAGCAGCCACGCGAGTTAAGTTGGACACGCCTCACACACGATGAAGGCGCCCTCGCACCAAACGCAGGAAGCCCCGCTTCCGGCGATGTGCAGCGCAATATTTCTGGCCCTCGCTTGCTGATAAGTGCCCTCGGGCTGCTTCCTTCGGGATAGGCAAGATCGCCAATTCGGCGGGCCGCAATGAGCTTCGGCACGCTGGCCTTCGGGGTCAGCACTTGGCGGGTGGTCATGCCGATGTGGCCACCCGCTCCCCGGACAGGTTGGCGAACAGTCCCGTAAAAGGAACCATACCGAATCCGGTACCGGTCCCGAAAGCGGTACTGTTCACAGGCAGCGCTTGAACTTCGACACGTCCATGATGCCGGGCTGGCGCAGCTCAACGATCGAGCCAGAGCCGTTCGGCTTCACCGTGTAGACCGCCCCGACGTTGCCAGCGAGCGCCTTCACGGCAATCACCCGGCTCCCATCGCTGCGCTCCTGCACCGGCATGTTGTTCAAATCACCGATGCAGGCGGCGACATCGATATGGTTCTTCGTGCTGGTCAGCGTCTCGGACGGCGCCCGTGACAGGACATCGGTCGTCGAAGCGCATCCAGCCAGCCCGGCACAGGCCACAGCAGCAACAATCATTCGCATAGGTCATCCCCCTGTTAATTCGCGGATGACTGCCATGCCGGAAGGAAACAGGCAATGGGCGAGCGCATCCGCGGCCGACGAGGCGTTGAGCTACGGAAGCGCCGCCTCCGCAACGAACCCCTTTGCCGCCTCTGCAAGGAAGAGGGTCGCGTTACCGCATCGACCGTGCCCGACCATATCAAGCCCCTCGCTCATGGTGGAACGGACACCGACGACAATATCCGCTGCCTGTGTGACGATCACCACGACCGCGTGACCCGCGAGCAGTTCGGGCACCGCCCCCGATTGAAGATAGGAGCCGATGGATGGCCGATCCCGTAAACCTCAAGTTGCACTGCCATATCGCTCCATGGGCGAATGCCGCGATCCAGGTCCTATCGTGGGCCTGTCTGCTCACCTCCATCGTCTCGATGCACGCTGCTCTCTGGCTGTCAGAGAAGGGATGTCTCTTCATCGCCCGTCACGGCACGAGGGTAAGCATCACGTGACCCGGCCCGCATCGTTTAACGGCCCGCACCCGAATGACCTTCTCCTGATTGTCATGGTCCTGCTATTCGCATGGGCCATCTTCCGGTGATGGTAGCAGCATTCCGAACTGCCGAAGAATTTGCGGTAGTTGATTGCACTCGCATAGGAACCGACCGGTTGAAGGCAATGTGGGACGACCCGGACACCTACGGCCACCTCTGCGACGAGATCTATACCGAAATGAACGCACGAGGCGAAGGGGCCTACGTCGTCATCTGACCGGGGGGGGTGTCATCGAACTTCAAACCCGTTCGACTGGACACCGACCGCCGCCTGTAATTTTCGCATCCACAGTTGGGAGGTCCGATGGGCAACCCCCGCCAGCCTGTCGCCCGGTCACAGATCACAGGCGCGGCGTCGAAGAATCCGCAGCGCCACCGCAATCGCAAGGAACCGGCTCAGGGGCGCCCGCTTGGCGACCCGTCTGACTTCCTTGACGAGAACGGCCGGCGAGCATGGGAGGGCTTCAAGCGCGAACTGCCGTGGTTGATGGAAAGCGACCGCGCCATTGTCGAGATCGCCGCCAAGCTGCGCGGCCTCGTCCTCGCAGGGGCCGACGTCGGCGAAGGCAAGCTGAAGCTGCTCCAGACCATCTTGAGCAAGCTCGGCGCCTCGCCCTCCGACAGGACGAAGATCGCATATGGCGACGACGACCAAGAAACAGACGACCTGCTCGACTGACCGGGCCACGGCCTACGCCAAGGCTGTCGTCGCAGGAGAGATCATCGCCGGGCCGCATGTCCGCAATGCTTGCCGTCGTCATCTCGACGACCTTGAGAAGGGGCACGAGCGCGGGCTTCGGTACGATCACGAAAAGGCGAAGCGGGCGCTCCGGTTTTTCGAAGAGCGCCTGAAACTCAGCGAGGGCCAGTTCGACAACCAGCCCTTCAAGGCTGAACCGGCTCAGGCCTTCATCATCGGGTCGCTATTCGGCTGGCAGCGTCTCAGCGCTGCGCACGGATGGATACGGCGCTACCGCCGGGCCTACATCGAGCAGGGCAAGGGCAACGGCAAATCACCCCTCGCGGGTGGCATCGGCCTCTATGGCCTGATTGCGGACGGCGAAGCAGGCGCGCAGATTTACGCGGCCGGGGCGACCAAGGCACAGGCGGGCATCCTGTTCCGCGACGCGGTAAAGATGGTCCGCCAGTCCCCCGCCCTATCGCAGCGGCTCAAATTCAGCGGCGGCGAAGGCAAGGAATATAATATCCACCACCTGCGCTCGGCGTCCTTCTTCGAGCCGGTTTCGCGCGAGACGAAGAAGACCGGCTCGGGTCCCCGTCCGCACTTCGCGCTTTGTGATGAGGTCCACGAGCATCCCGACCGCGGGACTATGGAAATGCTGGAGCGCGGTTTCAAATTCCGTATCCAGCCCCTTATCCTGATGATTACGAACAGCGGCAGCGATCGGAAGTCCGTCTGTTGGGAAGAGCATGAGCGCGCGGTGAAGGTGGCAGCCGGGAATCTCAATGCCCGCAGCGACGACGCATTCTACGTAGGCGACGTTATCGACAAGAACGCCGATACGCATTTCTCCTATGTCTGCGCACTGGACCCCGACGACGACCCGCTGACCGACCCGTCATGCTGGATAAAGGCTAACCCCCTGCTCGGCGTGACGATCGAGGAAGAATATCTTGCCGATGTCGTCGCGCAGGCCAGAGCGATGCCGGGCAAGCTCAACGGGATTCTTCGGCTTCACTTCTGCGTCTGGACCGACGCCGAAACGGCATGGATGACGCGCAAGGTCCTTGAGCCGTGCATTGTCGACTTCGATCCTTTCGACGAGCATCAGGGCAAAGACGTCTTCCTCGGCGCCGACCTGTCGCAGGTGAAGGACATCACCGCCAAGGGCTACTGCGTCCAGTCCGGCGCGGTCGAGCATGGGGAGCATCAGGGCAAGCCGATCTATGACCTGTGGGTGATGGCGTGGACACCCGGCGACACCCTCGCCGCCCGCGCCATCAACGATAAGGCGGACTACTATCACCAGTGGGTCAGGGAAGGTCACCTGCTCGCCCCGAAAGGCTCGATCATCAACTACCTGCACGTCGCGCAGTCCCTCGCGGAAGACCAGAGCGACTACAATGTCCAATGCCTGGCATATGACCGGTACGCATTCAGCCGGATGCTTGAGCCTGAAATGCAGAAGCTCGCGCTCTCCATCGAGTGCATCGAGCATCCGCAGGGCGGCACGAAAAAGGGCGTCCCCACCGAGTCAATGAAGGAGGCCGCGAAGGAGGCGGGCCGGGTTGCTGAGGGCCTGTGGATGCCGATGAGCGTCCGCCTGTTCGAGCAACTTATCTACGAGGGCCGTCTTCGGATCCACAACAACCCGGTTCTTATCAGCGCCATCATGTCGGCCATGACCGACGCCGACCGCTGGGGGAATTACTGGCTGGCCAAGGAGCGGTCGGCCAACAAGATCGACGCCGCAATCGCCGCCTGCATGGCGCTCGGCGCCGCCATCGCTTTCGAACGCCCGAAGCGCGGGCTCAACTTTCACTTCGTCTGAGGTTCGCCATGCTCAATCGCGCCTATTCCTTTATCGAGGTCAAATCCTTCGACGACGCGAAGCGCGTTCTCGAAGGCACCGCGACCACGCCGACGCCCGACCGGATGCAGGATCGGGTCAACCCGCTCGGCGCGAAGTTCGCGCTCCCGATCCCGTTCCTGTGGCAGCACAACCATGACGAGCCGATCGGTCATGTCGTGGACGCCGACGTCAAGGCATCGGGCATCAAGTTCAAAGCCGAGATCGCACAGACCGACGAGCCGGGCATCCTGAAAGACATGCTCGACAAGGCATGGCAGTCGCTCAAGCTCAAGCTGGTGCGTGCCACGTCCATCGGCTTCAGCCCGCTCAAATGGTCGTTCATCGAAAACGGCGGTCTCGACTTCGAAGAGTGGGACTGGATGGAGCTGTCGGCCGTCACGATCCCTGCGAACCCGGAGGCGGTCATCTCGGCCGTCAAGCAGTTCGACCGTATCTATCGGGAGGCCGCTGGCGTTCCCGAATTTCAAATTCCGCAACCCGTCGCGCCTGCCTCGTCTGGCAACATTGCGCGCGTCGTGAAGCTGGATGCTCCTGCCCGCGATCGGGCGCCCCCTTTCGTTATCCGCGAAATCAAGCGGACCTGATCAAGGACAAATCCAATGAACATTGCTGAACAGATCAGCGCCTTCGAAGCGAAGCGCGCAACCCTCGTCGCGGCCAACACGGCCATCATGGAAAAGGCAGCCGGCGAAGGCGCCACGCTCGACAAGGAGCAGTCGGAGGCATTCGATGGCAACGAAGCCGACATCGCCGAAGTCGACAAGCATCTGGAGCGTCTCCGCAAGATGGAGAAGAACGCGGCCAGCACCGCCACCCCGGCGCTCGGCAAGAGTGCAGTGGAAGGCGCTGGCTCGCGCCGCGGCGCCACGATCATCATCAAGGGCGACGCTAACGAAGCCTTCGAGGGCCAGAACTACACCCGTATGGTGATCGCCAAAACGCTCGCCCGCCTCGACGGCATCTCGGCCGAAGGTATCGCCAGCCAGCGTTGGGGCAAGTCGAACCCGCAGCTCGTGCAGGTCATCCGGGCCGCGGTCGCGGGCGGCGGCACCGAATCGGGTGAATGGGGCGCCGAGCTTGCTCAGGCCGATACCCGCTATACCGGCGACTTCATCGACTTCCTCTATGCGCAGACGATCTTCGACAATCTGCCGCTCCGGGAAGTGCCGGCGAATGTCCATATCAAGGGCCAGGACGGCGCAGCGACGGCCTATTGGGTCGGTCAATCGAAGTCGATCCCGGTCACGAAGGCCGACTTCAACGACGTCACCCTGTCGCGCCTGAAAGTGGCGGCAATCGCTGTCATCTCGAAGGAGCTGCTTCAGGATTCGTCGCCGTCGGCCGAACTGCTGGTTCGTGATGCGCTGGTCAACGCTTCGGCGCAGCGCGTCGACCAGACCTTCCTCAGCAACGCGGCGGCGGTGGCGAACGTCTCGCCCGCTGGCATCCTCAATGGCCTGACTGCCGGGACCAGCGCGGGCAACGACATTGCAGATGTCATCACCGATGTGAAGGCGCTCTACGCGCCCTTCATCGCGGCGAACAACGCCACCGGCCTCCAGTTCGTCACGACCGAGACGCTGGCGAAGTCGCTGGGGCTGATGCAGAATGCTCTCGGAGCGTGGGCCTTCCCCGGTCTCGGTGCCAGCGGGGGCACTCTGCTCGGCGACCCGCTCAAGGCTGGCGGCAATGTCGGCGCTGGTGACCTCATCCTGCTAAGCCGTCGGATATCTACAAGATCGGCGACAAGGGCGTGGAGGTCTCGCTTTCGACGGAAGCGGCAATCGAGATGGCCGACAACCCGGCTGGCGCCAGCGACACGCCTGTTGCCAACGGCAGCGTCGTGTCGATGTTCCAGACGGAATCGGTCGCCATCAAGGTCG